GCATGACACAGAACAAAATCTCGATGTGGGGAAGATGTCTGATAATCTCTAAGCCTGTTTTCCGCATTGACAGCTTTGCCTACTTTATACCAGTCAGGCCAAGCGGAATTACGAACAACATACAGATCACCTTCAATCACCTCATCATACATATCTTCTACTTGGCGTTTGATCTCTTTCGCTAATTCATCAGTGTACTTAAGCCCCATTGCCTTATACACACCTTCATGCCCTTCCAATTTGTAGATGTGATGGAAAGGATGATTAGGATTACCGACACGATAACGCTTTCCCTGAATCGTCATTCGTGTCTTATTCTCTAAGAATCGTGAATATTTCATGATACCTCCTTCAGTTGCAACTCAGGAACCTTAGGTTCATTCTTAACCTCTGTTAAAAACCTTACACCAGTAGAATAGATAAATCCTCTTAAGGTGGGGTAACAGTGGAGCTTGTAGCCGCAGTACGAGCAACCCGTAGCGAGCTTTTTGTTTCCAGACTTCCCATCGTCCACGGGCTCGTGACAGAAGGACGGAGGTTCTGGAAGCTCCACCACCTTTTTTACATGACGTACTCGCTCAGCGATGTCATAGCTAATCACAGAGTGAACAGGAGCCTGTGTGTCTTCCTCATCATACTCAAGGTAACACAGGTGACCATTCTGCTTGTCAATAGCAATCCACCCATACTTAGTGTCACCCTCAGAATGAGCGTATGCTTTTAACTGAGCCACATAGCCAAAGGGGTCGTCAAAGGCAAGCGTAGCGTCCTTGAACTTCTTGAAGCCGTAGGTTGAAGTTGACTTCACGTCAACCAGTCGACCATCAATACGGGCATCCATAGATCCCTTGACACCCTCGACCTCACAAAGTTTCTGTTCGTCTTCTACGGTATGTCCTGCCATGCGAGTCAAGAACAAGATCAGTTCTTCAATCATATGTCCGTACATGAACTTAATGTAGTTATGAGGCTTCATCTTCTCTTGCGAGTATTTGTTCGCAGAGTACCAAAGCTGACGATCATTTTTACCAATGGCAGACAAGCGGAGCTTGCGACCATCACGCATGGATGGCTTGAACTCTTTTTTCATGAGGTTCTTCATGGCCTCACCAAAGCGTTCAATCTCCGCATCAACGTCTACGTCCTTAGGAGTATTACGGTTCTCCATCAGGGCGTAGATGTCGTCTACCAGTGTGTAAATTGATTTATCCATCAACTTCTTCCTGCATACATTCATTAATTAAATCGTGGCCTAGAAGATTAGCCGCTACGTTGCACCGCTTAGATTGCCAGTGGTACCGTTGGTCAAGACGACGAACAAACTCCATGAGTTGCTGTACATCGTCAGTTCCAATAGTTAGCTCTGACAAACGCTCTTCAAAGTCTTCTACTGTATAAATATTCTTGGTCATCTCACTCTCCTGTTACTATTCTATTAGTATAACACATTAATGGGTCTCTGCCCAGTTATTTCCAATTTTATATTCACCATCAAGAGGACACTTGAGATCCAATGCAATCCCTGCCGCCTTAATGGACTCAACCATCAGCCAACCAACCTTGTCAGCGTGTTTCTCAGGTGCCTCTATTTGGTATTCATCGTGGATTGACCCCAAGAGCTTGTACGTCAGCTTCCACTTAGGAGCATACTCTGTGAAGATTGCTAGAGCTTTCTTCATGACGACTGCCCCGGCAGACTGAAGGAGTGTATTCAGGGCAGAATGTTCACTTCTGATGTGAAGGCATCGTCCATCCAATCCTCTGAGGTACCCTCGTTGAGAAGCAATGGAGACTCTTTCTCTAAGCTCTGCAAGTGCGGGAGTATTTTCGAGAAAGCGTTGTCTAAGTCTCGCTCCAGTCCTCTGACTTCCATCCACAATAGAGCCGATCTTAGCGTCTCCTGCTCCGTAGAGGAAGGCGTATATAAATGTCTTTGCCTGAGCTCGTGTAGACAAGCCTGCATTGACTTGGTTTGTTGTATGAATATCTCCGTTAAGGATTTCATTAGTGTACTCCTTGTCGTTCATAAATGATGCAAGCATCCTAAGTTCTAACCCTGAAGCATCCACACCAACGAGCTTGTGCCCTTCTGGTACAACCCAACAGGCACGGCACTCGTAACCATAGGGTGCTCCTACGGCAGGCACTTGTGCCATGTTGGGCGAGCTATGAGTCATACGTCCTGTGACTGCTCCGATTGAGTTGACTTGCCCATGGACTCGACCGTCATCCTCGACTGCGTCAAGCCATGATTGGACTTGTGCGATCCTCTTACCAACCATGAGATACTCCGCAATAAGCTGAGCCTCAGGTATATCAGTAACAGCTTCCAGTGTCTTTTCGTCGACAATAGCCTGACCAGTCTCCGTAAACTTCTCTGGTTTCCACCCAAAGAGCCTAAGATACCTCCCGATCTGCTGTCGAGATCCTAGGTTAAACTCAGGCCAGTCAATGCGAGAGAAGGTGCCTCCTACTTGCGTCCAGTTGTCGCCTAGGAACTTGAGCCCCACCGACGAAAGTGAACCCTCTTTCTTGTACTTTGGAGTAATCTCCTTGACAAAGGTAGGTAACGGACGAAATTTTTCATGTACAGCTTCTTCAAGCTCATATTGTTTCTCCTTTAGTTCTGCTACTAAGTCAGTAGCCTTACGTTCATCTAAGAGCCAACCGTTCTGGATTTGCTTTGTAATTGCACGTTGTACTGAGTGCTCAAGAGCAATGCTGTTATCTCCAAACTCACTAAGAAGCCCACTGAGTTTCTCGTATAGTCGTTGAGTAACGCTAACGTCTTGCTTGCAATACTCCACCATTTCTGGCGTAAGCGCAGACCAATCATGATAGTCTCCTTTTGGAAAGTTCAATCGTTGTCCCCAAGCATCCAGTGAGTGACCACCTTCAAGGTTGGGATTGTATAAACGTGACAGAACAAGCGTGTCTGTAACGTGTCCAGTTAATTGGACACCTAGGATCTTCTCAACAGCAGGGATATCATAACCAATCAAGTTATGACCTATGTGCTCCGTCACGTCAGCGAATAGTTCTTCAACCATCTCTTTCGTTGGGTTCTCAAGTGTGTACATATTGTCACCCTTGATAGCACACAGACACCATATCTTAGTTGGCTTGAGTCCGTTTGTCTCAATATCCCACACGCACTGCATTAGAACTCCTCAATGTTGTTTGCTTCACGGATCTCTGGCTTCTCGCCTCTTTCTAGTCTACCAGTTAATGCGTTGTAGTACAACCAACCTGCTGATCCTGTAATGCCTGTGCGACGACACTTGACGACCTGCACTTGTGTGCTGTTCCGTGCATACTCGTCCTCTGCCATCTTGTCACGACTCAAAAGAATCGTGTTGAATGCGATCTGATTAATAGAGCCTGAGCCCTTCAGATCGTACTCGTTGACATTGTGTGGATTCGTCAGACTAGGCTTTCGCATATGACTGACCACAATAATGGACACATCGGTCTCCTTGGCGAGCTTGAGCAACCGATCCATGAACTCGTCAATGGTCTCGTTGCTGTTGCTAGTGACTGCCGCCTGTAACGGGTCGATAATCAACACATCACAACCGTTGCCTTTGACCATCGCACGGAGCTTCAAGAACAACTCATCAGTATCGACAGCACCGTTATGATCTAGCAGTAAGATCCGACCGTCAGTGATGATGTCTGACCGTAGTTGGTCGTAGTCAATGTTCTTACGATCCTCAAGGGACAGATTGTGTCCTGTGTGCACAGTCAATAGACTCTCGACAGCTTCGCCATTAGATGCCTCAAGGAACGCACAGCCAATCGTCTTACTGGTATTCTTCCAGAAGTGATAGGCGATCTCATTGACCATAGTGGTCTTACCAACAGACGTGAGTGCACCGATGACAGTGATCTCTCCTGCGGCAATGCCTCCGTTCAACATAGAGTTCAGCATCCCGAATGACTCAGGGAAGGGAATGACCTCCTCTGTGCCACGCTTGATAAAGTCACTCCAAGCATCCTCAAGGGTAATCACCCCGGTCATGCGGTAGGCTTTCGCTTCCCACCATTCAGCAGTGAATTGTCTGACCTTGTTGTTCTTAAGGTAGTCTGAGGCGTCCTTAAACGCTCCTAGCGTGACGATCTTGGCCTTGTTAGGGCTGAGTACCTGAGCACACTTCTCAGCGGCCTCACGACCTGCAGGATCATTGTCGAAACAGATGACGACATTCTCAAAGCCCTCAAGCCACTCTAGGTTCTGCTTGAAGTCCTTGACTGCACCACCTGCCCCTTTGGACACTGAGACCACAGAATAGCGTGACCCTAGCATCTCATAAGCGGCCAGTGCGTCCAGTTCACCCTCGACGACAGTCACGTATCGACCACCTGACTTGAACAGTTGCTGACCGAACAGGACATTGTGACGCATATCACCACGAGTGCTGAAATCCTTGGTCGCCACTGTGCGAACCTTGGAGCCAATCAGCTTACCGTCCTTATCGTAGTACGGGTAATACTGCTTTGTATCGTCTGACGTTACACCGTAGCGTTTCACAGTGTCGAGAGATATCCGACGATCTGTGATTGCCATTGGTGTACCGTACATTTCGACAGGCTTATTGTAGTTGACGACATTGCTTTCAATAGCTTCCAATCCGTCGACCTCCTTGAAATGAGTTAGGCAGTTAAAACAATACCCATGACCATCTGAGTAAGTAGCGAGAGCATCACTGCTCCCGCACTTGTTACACCCTTGATGGCCTAGGAACTCAGAACTCTCCATCGTCCACAATGTCCATCTCCCCCTTCTCGACAACACGAACAGCCTGTAAGTACACAGAAGTGCCGTGGACAGGATGAGGGTTGCCAAGGTTGTACTTGATACGTACCTTATCACCGTAGCGTACAGACGCCTTGCTCACAGGCTCACCATCATTGTCAACGACAGGGAACTGGTCGAACTTGGTAGAGAACTTGCGCTGTGGGATGTTCTTGTACTCACGGATCTTGACACCTTCCGCCTTCAACTTCTCAGCTTCAGGTTCGTCAAGGGCAAGGACGATTGAGTATTTGCCAGTTGATTGGCCGTTGTAGACCTCATGCTCTGCTAGGTTAGCAAAAGCGACAGTACCATTAATTACAGACATTATCTGACCTCCTTAGGTTCAGGTGTTGCGATGCGGATGTCTTGCAGAGCCGCACCTAGTTCCAAAAGATGCTTGCCTGACATTGTCGACAACAAGGCATCGTATTGCGGTTCAGGATCTTCGATCTGGTCAAAGACTCTGTTCCGTAATTCTAATAGTATAATTGAAGTTGAGACATCATTCAACATAATTCTTTTACCTCTTGACGAAACTCCTTGTACTCTAAGGTGTACTTAAGTTTCTTCTTGATGTTAGTCCTTTTGATATTAGTCCTCAGGTTCTTCTGAAGAACCTTGGTACTCTTTAATAACATTATACTCTCCTTTGAGTTCAGAGTCAAACACTGCTTGTCTAGTTGCTGTCAAGCACTCTAGACATAAGTCAAAGTATTCATCACCTTGACTGTCTTTGATGGTCGACTCATAGTCACTCAGTTCAACATTACACGCTCTGCATCTCATTGTTTAGTCCTCTAACAGTATTGCCATTGTAAACAGTATACATAAAGTAATCAACGTCACCAACATTAATCGTTCTCCTTGCAGTCTTTAATTGCCATGATGACCCAAAAAGCCAGACCTCCGACAGTCATTGAAACTCCGATTGTCGCTATAAAAAGCAACGCTACATCCGCAAAAGTTATCGTTTCCATTGTTTAATTGCCTTCTCTAGTTGATTGTCATGTAAAGAGCCCGTAGGAGCCACGGAAAGCTCCTGTGCTCGACGTTTGTAATATTCTGATAGTGACCTATTACCCTGCCAATCGAACTCCTCAGCGAGGAAGTTATACCATAGCGATGCACAAGACATCGTGAGACCTCCTGTGAGTAGATCACGCTCTACTGGTGGAACTTTGTTCATCGTCTGTTTCCTTTAATCATGAACATACTCCAAAAAGATATCAAACAGAGCTATGTCAAGCATCTCTTCGATGCTGTTAAGCTCCTCGTTAATGTCTCTCGCCAAATTAACACAAGACAGGTAAATATCGACCTCAAGGTCAACCATAAAGTCGTTCTGCATCGTATTTCTCCTGTTCATAACGAGCCTCGCCCTCTGCATCGGCTCTCTGTTGCGCTTGATATTCGTCCCAAGCCTCGTCAGCCGTCGAGCCCGTGATCGTCTCATAGACGTCGAACCAGACAGCGTCAGTCTGTTTCTGTTGAGTGATCGCAAAGACCACCTCATCGATGACCCATTGCAATTGTGGGTCGTATTGTTGCTCATGGTCTGTCATTAGCTGACTCCTTTGTTGTATTACTTTCAGCTTCAAAATCAGGATGCTCCCAATATCGGTTGGTTCCTGATTCGTCCATTGGATCACGAAAGGGCGACAAAAGCCATCCCAGAATAACACCTAGTAATTCCATTGTGTCTCTCCTGTGTTGAGATGTGGTCTGCATAGTACAGACCACTCTAGTATTGGTCAAGCCATTACGACTCTGTTAAACCACTCCTGAATCCACTTGTCGCAGTTCTGAGGGGCGCAAGTGTCTTTGGTGTGGTTGATTGAGTAATCCGACACTGTCTCATCATCATCAACGCATAGGTTGATAGTTGCTGATCCTCGATAGCATCGGTCGCTATCGTAGAACTCTAACCATGACATATCTAGATTCTCGACCATATCAACGATCTCATCCTTATCGGTTGATCCGTCAATCTCTAGTTCCTCCTCTGATATCACACTGATTGAGAATCCTAGGTTGAGTGCTTCATTGATCAGTTCAATATATGCTTTCATCTGTTTTCTCCTGTTGAAAGAGTGCCCAGTATAGAGCACTCCATCAGACTGTCAACCCCATTAGATGACTGGCACACCATCAACGTATGTGGTGTGGTTGCGTGTGTAGACATCAACACCTAAGGCTCTCAGCCTAGATTTCGTCGTATTCGTCGGCCAGTCTGCCAGTGTTTCTAGATTTGGCTTGACATGACCAGACCAACCCCAACCACTGTTGTACACATCAACGTCAGCAATATGGTGTCCGTGAAGGTAGACCTTGCGTAGTCTCGTCTCTGGCTC